CCTGTAGCGGCTGGTCGTCGTAAGAGCTTCTGTGCTCGTATGAGTGGTGTTAAAGGGGCTATGAAGGATGAGAAGGGTAGACCAACTCGTAAGGCTCTAGCACTTAAGAAGTGGGACTGCTAGAAATAAAGCTTGACTTTTAAGCAATTTTGTGTTATAATTATAGGATACTATGAACTACATCCAACTTGTAAATTCTGTACTACGCAGACTACGAGAAACTGAGGTTTCTTCTGTAGCGGATAATGCTTACTCTAAACTTATTGGTGAGTTCGTTAACGATGCTAAGCGTCAGGTAGAAGATGCCTATGCTTGGAATGCATTGTCAGATACCCTTACTGCTTCAACTGCTGATGGTATTTTTAACTACATTCTTGTTGGTTCTGGACAACGGTTCAGGGTTATTGATGTCTTAAATGACACCAGTAATACTGTAGTTCAGAATGCCACTACTCGTTGGATGAACGACCAGTTCCTTTTAACTTCAGCACAAAAGGGTTCTCCTGCGTACTACAACTTCAACGGTACAAACTCCAACGGTGACACACAGGTAGACTTATTCCCTATTCCTAATGGGGTTTATGAAGTTCGTTTTAACGTCATTAAACCACAAGTAGCTTTAGTTGCTGATGCTGATAAACTATTAGTTCCTTCTGAGCCTGTCATTTTCAATGCTGCTGCAAGGGCTATCGCAGAGCGTGGTGAAGACGGTGGTATCTTAGCAGGTGAGATGGCATTCATTTATAACCAGTCCTTAGCTGATGCTATTGCTATTGAGTCTGGTCGTTACATTGAAGAATCTGCTTGGATGGCTATTTAATGGCTGAAGCTCTAGCAACTGGCTCGATTGCAGCTCCTGGATTCTCTGGGTTAAACACCCAAGATAGTTCTATTCAATTAGACAGTGGGTTTGCACTAGAGGCTAATAACTGCGTAATCGATCGCTACGGTCGTATTGGTGCTCGTAAGGGGTGGACTAAGGTCAACACATCTGCAGCGTCTACAGGATCGTTTAAAGCCATCTATGAGCTTATTAAGGATGACGGTACTGTAGTTATCTCTGCAGCCAATAACAAACTATACACTGGAACTACTACCTTAACAGAGGCTGTGGTTCGTAACGGTACTGATACAGGTAACTTAACCTATACGATAACTGATGATAACTGGCAGATCAGTGGCATGCCTTATGACACAGGTGCTACTCCTTCAGGACATGCTGTCTTAGTTCAAGAAGGACATCCTGCTTTATTGTATCATAAGCTCGGTGCTACTGCTCATGCTCATACTGGTTCTTATGGTTTTCAGCGTCTAGGCGATGTAGCTACAAACCTACCAGTAGGACAGACTGTAACTAGCTTTACTCCTAACTGTGTCATGACTGCTTATGGTCGTGTCTGGGTAGCTGATATGGCAGGTAGTCGTCAGACTGTGTACTTCAGTGACTTATTAAACCCTGCTGAATGGAAGACTGGTACATCAGGATACCTTAACATTAGTGAAGTAGTTCCTAACAATGATCCTATCGTAGCTATCGCAGATCATAATGGCTTCTTGATTATCTTCTGTACTAAGCACATTGTTATTTATAGTAATCCTGTAGATCCGTCTGCAATGACACTACAAGATGTAATCGTAGGTGTTGGATGTATTGCTAGAGACTCTGTAGCATCGATTGGTACAGACTTATTGTTCTTGTCCTCTACTGGTATTCAGTCTTTACAGCGTGTAATCCAAGAGAAGTCATTACCATTCAGGGATATCTCTAAGAATGTACGAGATGAGCTCTTAACCTTAGTGGCATCAGAGACAGCTAAGAACATTAAGGCTACCTACTTCCCTACAGATGCTTTCTACTTGTTGTCTTTACCTAGTTCAGGATTTACCTACTGCTTTGACACTAGAGGTGTACTGCAGAATGGAGCAGCTAGAACTACTGTATGGAAACAGATTAATCCTACAGCTTTCTGTGTAACACAAACTAGAGACTTATTGATTGGTAAGCCAGGGTACATAGGTAAGTACAATTTGTATGAAGATGATGGTGCTAGGTATCGTATGACATACTTCACTAACTACTTTGACTTTGGTTCTGCTACTACAAATAAGATTCTTAAGCGTATCAACGTAACTGCTATTGGCGGTTCTAACCAGCCTATTGCTATTAAGTGGGGATATGATTACACCCGTAACTACTTCTCTCGTGGTATTGTACTACAGCGTGTAGAGGTGTTTGAGTATAATGTATCCGAATACAATGTAGCTACATACACTAATGGTATTGCATTAGACATTGCTAACATTCCAGCATCAGGTTCTGGTACTGTTCTTCAGTTAGGCTTTGAGTCCGACATTGATGGTACTCCTCTTTCAATTCAGAAGATCGACTTCTTCCTTAAGACAGGTAAAACACTATGAGTAATTACACCAAAGCAACTAACTTTGCAACTAAAGATACACTACCTACTGGTGATTCAAACAAGATTGTAAAAGGTACTGAGATAGATAACGAGTTTAACTCTATCTCTGGTGCTATTAGTTCTAAATCAGACATTGCTTCTCCTACATTTACTGGATCTCCTGCTGCTCCAACAGCTACTGCTGGTTCTAATACTACTCAAATAGCTAATACAGCGTATGTTCGTGGTGAATTAACTACTTTGATTCCTTCTGGTATTATCTTATTGTGGTCTGGTTCTACTGCTTCTATCCCTAGTGGGTGGGTATTATGTAATGGTTCTAACAGCACTCCTGACTTACGAGATAGGTTTGTAGTTGGTGCTGGTTCTACTTACGCTGTCAATGCTACAGGTGGTGCAAACACTGTAACGCTTGACGCTACAATGATTCCTGCACATACACATACTGTATCTGCTACAGGAACTACTGGTGGACAAAGCGCAAACCATACTCACACATTTAGTGGTACTACCTCTGGACAAAGCAACACTCACGCACACGCTGCTTCTGTGACAGACAACGGACACAGCCATACAGAAAGCGCAGTAAATAATTTTGACGGTTCACAGACACTTGCAAACGGTGGTATAAATATTGGTGGGGATAGACAAACAGGTACATCAACTACAGGTATTTCTGTGTCTATTGGTAATGCGAACGCAGACCATAGTCATACTTATTCTGGTACTACTGCTACAGTCTCTGCAGACCATAACCACACAGTAACAGTTTCAGGTACTACAGGTAACGGCACAGGTGGTGGACTTGCTCACGAGAATCGTCCTCCGTATTTTGCATTAGCATACATCATGAAAACTTAATGAGTAAGAGAGATATGAATAATATTAAACAAACAGCAGCTAAGTTAGAAACGTATGGTCGCAATGGCGACACTATGCTGGCGCACATCACTCCTAAAGAAGCACAACTTCTAAAGAGTGTGGGCGGTTCTGGAACTATTAACCCCAAGACTGGTCTGCCTGAGTATTTTCTTGATAAGATAGCTAATCTTTTTACAGGTGCTGATAGTACTAAAGCAGCTGGTGAACGAGCTGCAGCACAGCAATCCCAAGCAGCTAAAGATGCATCAGCAGCTGCAGCGTTTCGTCCAGTAGGGATGACAACTCGCTTTGGTACATCTCAGTTTACTCGTGAGATTGATCCTGCAACTGGGATGCCTTATGTTTCTTCAGCTGGCTACACTGCTGCTCCTGAGTTAGCTGGATTACAGAACCAACTCTTTGGTGGGTTTGGTGGAGGCTATGGATATGCTCAGCAACAAGCAAATCAGTTAGGTGCTCTTGCTCCAGCAGCTCAGCAACTCTTTGGATTAGGTGGACAGATTCTACCTACATCCTATCAAACTGCTCCTTCAGCTGAAGCTCAATTATTATCTTCTCAGTTTCAACAAGCTCAGCAAGGTTTGATGCCTACATCATTCCAGACACAAGCTTCTCCTGAAGCACAAGCATATGCTCAGCAGTTACAACAGACTGGAGCAGGTTATTTATCTCAATCTCCTGAACAGGCTCGTGCTGAATACATTCGTACACAACAAGCTGCTTTAGCTCCTGGTCAAGAACAACAACTAGCTGGTATCCGTAATCAGTTATTTCAAACTGGTCGTGGTGGATTAGCTACAGGCGGTACAGTAGCAGGTGGAATGCAACAGACTAACCCTGAGTTAGCTGCTTACTATAACTCATTAGCACAGCAGAACTTAAACATAGGTGCAGGTGCAGAACAAGCTGCTCAACAGCGTCAGGTTCTTGGTTTAGGAATGTTAGGTCAGGGATATCAAACAACTTCTCAAGCTCAAGAACTAGCCCGTCAGAATATGCTCCAGAACTTAGGCTTAAGCTTAGGCTTCGGTCAACAAGCCTACCAGACTACTGCTTCTGCTGAAGACCTTGCTCGTCAGCGTTCTGCTGCAGATATTAGTTTAGGTGCTGGTCTATTTGGTACAGGTGCTGGATTACTTGGTACTCAAGCTGCAGGAATGGCTGGTGCTTATGCTCCATTACAGACTCAGTTAGGCATAGCGGGTCAAGTAGAACAGATGGCTCAGATGCCTTATCAGTTAGGTATCCAGTTAGGTCAAGCTCAACAGCCTGGTCAATCTCAAGGTGCTCAGATGTATCAATCTGGCATGAATCAAGCTGCTCAGACTCAGTATGGTGCTACTCAAGCTGCTAACGCTGCTAATGCTCAGTTCTGGGGTGGTTTAATCAGTGGTGGATCTCAAGCATACGGTGCATCTTTGGGTGCTGGACGAGCAAGAGGATAAGGAAAATATAATGGCTATTGCACCAAACTTTACTACAGGTTTACTAGGATACAACCCTAGAGAAGAACAACTACAGCAACAGAAGTTATGGGCTAACCTATACGGTCAAGCTTCGTCTCCTTATGAAAAGATGGGTATTGGTCTTGGTCAATTAGGCGGTGCTTTGATTGGCGGTCTAATGGGTGAAACTCCTGCTCAGAAGAAAGAAAAAGCTGTAATGGAAATCAAGCAGCAAGCTGATTCACAGTTTACTCCTGGCAGTGCTGAGTACTTCCGCTTTGTAGCTGAAAACTTACCCGCAGAGTATGCTGACTCACGAGCCTATGCTGCACAAGAAGCAATGAAAGCTGAAGCAGCTGCTCAGAAGATGTATCTCGATAGAGTTAAGACAGTTACTGAGAACCCACAACAGTTGGGTATTGTTTCTGCACCTATCTCATCTCAGGTTCAGTCTCAGATTGCTCGTATGTCTACTGGTGGACAGCCATTGAATGAGCAACAGATTGCTGCATTACAGGCTTCTCCTCAGTATCAACAACTAGTAGGATTGACATCTGCTCAAGAAGCTGGTGTAGCTAAGCAAGCTCCTGCAACTACTGAGCGTGTAAATCGTGGATTATATGCACAAGCTCTTAAAGAAGCTAACGGAAATGAAGAACTAGCTGCAACTATTTACAATCAAAGAGAGTTAGACGAGAAACAAAAAGTAGCTAGAGCTGGTGTTCTTCAGTCTGGTGCTATTCCTTTAACTGTAGTTAATCAAGCTATTGAGATTACTGATAAATATACTAAAGTCCCTAAAACAGCTTTAAACAATATTGGTCGTATTGCTGCTATTGGTGAAGAGGTTAAAAGGAATCCTACTGTATTGCCTCAGTTTAAGCGTGAGTTAGTTAAGCTTGCAGGAGACAGTCAGATTGGTCAGAATGAAGTTAAAGCTATTCTTGGTAATGCTGGTATTGCTTCTGATGTAATTAACGGTGTTAATAGCTTCTTAACTGGTAAACCTACTAATGTTAAGATTGATGATGTTCTTGAAGGTGTTAAAGCCTTAGAAATATACACAGCTAATCAATATAACAGAGGCAGAGAAGAAGCCAAACGAGTGTTAGAATTAGGCAATATTGATGCTAAATCACAAGCAGCTATTTTACCTAAAGAATATAAGCTTCCAATACCAGCTCCAAAGGTTGGAACAGTAAAAGGTGGATTTAGATTTAAAGGTGGAAATCCTGCAGATGAAAAGAACTGGGAGGCAGTTAAGTAATGGCTAATCCATGGGAAGAATATCAAGCAGCACCTACACGAACAGGAACTGTATCTGTAGAGCCTTGGACAGAATATCAAGGACAGGTTGTTGATCAACCTACTCGTGAAGACAAGATCAGTAACTTTCAGTACATTGCTAATCAAGCTAAACTAGGTCTTACAGACAGTCTTGTCTTAGGCGAAGCTATCATTGATACCTTTGCTATTGATCCTTTTGCTAACTTAGTTGGTAAAGGCGAGAAGGGCGGTATTGTTGAGCGATTTGGTAAGAATGTAAAGCGTCTACAACAAGCTGCTGGTACTGTTACTGGTGCTGAGACAGAGATGGTCGCTCCTGGTGCTTTTGCTGAAATAGCGGGTAGTGGTGCTCGTATGCTTACAGATCCTTTAGGATACTTTGGCAGTGGTGCTTTGAAAACAGGTGCTTCTGTTGTAGAACGAGTTGCTCCTGCAGTAGGAAGAGCTACTGGTTTATTTGGTATTGGTGTCTCAGCTGGTGGTGGTGGTGTTGTAGGTCAAGAAGCAGAGAAAGCAATCACTGGAGAAGACACAGGGACTGGTAAAGCTATCGGTCAAGTGGCTGGGATTGCTGCTGGTATTGCCCCTGCTGCAGCTTTAGAGACAAGCATTAGTACTTTGTCTAACTTTGCTAAGCAACTTAAAACAAAGTTTGATATGGTTAAAGCAGATCCTGATGCAGCCAGTAAATCATATGCTACTGGCGCAGCAAAGCGTCTAATAGACTTGATAGCGAAAAGCACACCTAGTAAGAATCTTGATGCTATCATGGATGAGTTTAAGCGTGTTGGTCAAGTAGTTGGTACAGGTGATGTTCCTTTACTTGTAGCAATGAGTGATAACCCACTAGTTCAAACAGAAGTAACTCGTTTAGTTAAAACTTATCCTGGTATACGACAAGAGATTGACAGCGAATTAAATACATTCTTACAGAACGTAGATCAAAAGAGCACTGATTTGTTTGGTAATCGTTACACACCTATATCTGGTGCTAAGACCCCATTAACAACTCAAATCAACAAGAACATTAAGCTTCGTCAAGCAGTAGACGAGAAGCTGGATGATTTGACTACTCGTTTCCCTGAGCCTGATAATGTTCAGTTAGGTCTTGATACTCAAAGATTGGTTGATATCCGTTCTAAAGCTGCTAAAGCAGAGATGACACCTATGTATGATGCTATCAAAGATGGTGCTTCTAAGGCTGGTGCTACGCTGCCTGATACAGGTGTTCGTGATATCCATAGCTTTGTAGTAGCAAACAACATGCAAGATATCTTTGGTCGTCGTACTCGTTTAGATAACCTCATTACCAAGAACTTTGCTCCTCAGAACGGAGAGTACTTCCCTGTTGCCTTTAGGGATGTTATCTCGCTCAAAGAAGAGATTAATCGTGTTCAGCGTTCTGTTAAGATGGACGAAGTAGCTAAGATGCGTCTCAATGAGCTAGAGGATGTAGTTGATGCTGCTCGTCAACAGATTCCTGGTAATTGGAATCAAGCTCTAGTAAATGCTGATAAGCAGTACTACGAGAAGATTGGTGTTCCGTTTGGCGCACAAGGGATTAAAGACATTGGTTCTAGGAAGTATACAGAGCAGGTAGCTCCTCAGATTGTTAAGAATGCTGATAGTCTTCGTCAATTCCTCAAAGCTGGTGGAGATGAAGGTGTTACTATCGCTGACAATGCAATCATGTCTGAAGTGTACAAGCGGGTAATCAAGAATGATGCTGTAGATCCACGAGCATTAAGCAAGTATATCAAGGATAAGTCTGCTGTTATTGATCAGATTCCTGGTATGCGTGAGAAGCTACAAGCAACTCTGTTTGATGATAGCACTCTTAAGCTTACTCGTAAGGACTTGGATGACAAGGTTGCCTTGGCTGAGAAACAAGTAGCTGATAACTTTGTTTTAAGTGTTAAGGATTCTGATGGTATTGCTGTTCCTAACTACTCTGAACTAGCTAGTCGCTTATTCACTGATCCACGATTCTTTGGCAAGATTACTAAGGACTTATCTCAGTTGGATAAGCAGACATCTGCAGCAGTGATGCGTAACATCCAAGCTGAGGTAGTAGAGAAGGCTCGTAACAGTACTGATGGTGGTATTGGTTTCTTAACAAGCCCTAAGAACAAGACTGTGATTGACAAGGTGTTTGGTAAAGGATATCAGCAAGAAGTAAAAGATATCTTAACTATGTCTGATGCCTTACAGAAAGCAGATGTCTCTAAAATAACCGCTGCAATTAAAACAAGTGATTTAGATGTGCTTGGTCAGATTGTTCCTGGTTTGGATGTTCCGTTTGTTACTTCAACATTACGAGATAAAATTTCAAGTCACTTTCAGAAGGCTGTAAGGCTTCTTAGTAAAGCGAAAACAGCTCAGCTAAGAACAGACACAGACTTAGCTATAAAAGAGCTTCTGCTAGATCGTAATGGAATGCAAAAAGTACTAGCAGCTAAAAACACTATGGACTTTAAGTTACAGAACCCTGCCAGTATAAAGCAAGTAATAGATGCTCTTGATTCAACCCTGCCACGTTACATGTATGGTATTGTTAAAGAGTCTACTCTTCCAGAGGCTGCTCCTCAAGAGCCAGTTCAGAATGTACCTTTCGGAAGCTTTGTACAATAATATTTATATTATACACACGATGAAGAACTATGGCAGACCAATATGGAATAAACGAAGGAGTCAAGACTCTCACAGGTAGCTTAGATGTTGCTCGTGAGAGTGCAAAATCATTAACTAAAAGTATTGAAAATATCCAGAAGGATGGAGCTGAAGTAGCCCAACAGAAGGCTGCTGAAAGACGGAAAGCACAGCAGTATCAAGTAGACACTACAGTAATGAAAGCCTTTAAAGAGTACGAGATCATCCAAGAAGTAAAGAAGATGGAACTCCGTATGAAGGCTGAAGTAA